TAAGCGTTTCTGAATGGGCGGATCAATACCGCTTCTTGTCGGGTAAATCTGCTTCTGAGCCTGGCCGCTGGCGCACCAGCCGCACGCCGTATCTCAAAGAGATCATGGATTGCCTTTCACCCAGCTCACCTGTTGAGCGTGTGGTGTTCATGAAAGGTGCCCAAGTTGGCGGTACCGAGTGCGGCAACAACTGGATTGGCTATGTGATCCACATGGCACCAGGGCCCATGATGGCCGTGACCCCCACAGTGGAGATGGCCAAGCGAAACTCTAAGCAGCGTATTGATCCGCTCATTGAAGAGAGTGAGACGCTCTCGACGTTGATCTCGCCTGCACGTGCTCGTGATTCGGGCAACACGATCCTCACCAAAGAGTTTCGGGGTGGTGTGTTGGTTCTCACGGGTGCCAACAGCGCGGTAGGCCTGCGCTCCATGCCTGTGCGTTACCTCTTCTTGGATGAGGTGGACGGCTATCCCGGTGACGTGGAAGGCGAAGGTGACGCCATCTCACTTGCGGAAGCTCGTACCCGTACGTTTGCCCGGCGCAAGATTTTGATTGTGTCGACCCCGACCATCTCGGGTGTCTCGCGCATCGAGCGGGAGTTTGAGCAATCCGACCAGCGTCACTTCATGGTGCCGTGCCCCCACTGTGGGCATGAGCAACGCTTGCAGTTTGAACGGTTGATTTGGGAGAAGGGCCAACCAGAGTCGGTGCGTTACCTCTGCACAGGATGTGAGGAGCCCATCTATGAGCACGCCAAGACCCAGATGCTCGAGCAGGGCCGTTGGGTGGCAACGGTACCGGGCAATGGGCGCACGGCGGGTTTTCATCTGTCTAGTCTGTACAGCCCAGTGGGCTGGCGCAGTTGGGTGGAGATTGCTCAAGCGTGGGAGCTGGCGCAAGGCTCAGCCACGGCACTCAAAGCTTTTAAAAACACCGAGCTGGGTGAGACTTGGGTCGAGCAAGGCGAAACCCCTGAGTGGGAGCGTTTGCTTGAACGTCGTGAGTCTTATCGCATAGGCACTGTGCCGCATGGTGGTTTGCTGCTTGCCGCTGGTGTGGACATTCAAAAAGATCGTATCGAAGTCTCCATCTGGGCATTTGGACGCGAGAAGCGTTCGTGGCTGGTTGAGCACCGGGTGTTGGAGGGCGATACATCACGAGACGATGTGTGGCTGCGCTTGGGGCTCATGCTGCAAGAGAGCTGGACCCATATCAGTGGTGTGCCGATGCGCTTGGTGCGCATGGGACTGGACACGGGCTATGCCACGCAAGAGGCTTATGCCTTTGTGCGCCGACAGCACGACCCACGGCTCTTGCCGATGAAAGGCGTCGCGCGCGGTGCTGCGTTGGTCGGTTTGCCCACAGCCGTGGACATGACCACCAACGGCAAACGACTGCGACGAGGCCTGCGGGTCTATGCGGTGGTGGGCGGTATTGCCAAGTTAGAGTTTTTCAACAACCTGCGCAAAACGATCGACATCACCGAAGACGGCGAGATCATCTTTCCCAACGGCTATGTCCATTTGCCGCAGGTCGATGCGGAGTATGTCCAGCAGCTGTGCTCCGAGCAACTCGTCACACGGCGTGACCGAAACGGCTTCTCGTTTCGGGAATGGCAAAAGGTGCGTGAGCGCAACGAGGCCTTGGACTGTTACGTGTACGCGCGTGCAGCAGCAAGCCTTGCAGGCTTAGATCGTTTTGAGCAGCGCCACTGGCTAGAGCTGGAACGCCAACTGGGCATCCCGCTCAGTGCAGAGCCTCCTGAGTTGCGCATGGACGGGTTGTTCCCTGTACGACCAGGCTTTGAAACCCCGGAGTTCTTGCAAGGTGTTCAAGGCGTGCGTCCGCCCAACGATGACTTAGATGTGGACTTTGTGGAAGCAGAGCCCAAGGTCGAAATGCATGACGAGGCGGATGACCCGCCAGAGGATGTGTCGTGGCGCAGTCCGACTGTCTTGCCAAACCCTCCAAGCGTCCAAGCCCTTCCAGCCACCCCATCGGGTGGCTTTTTTATGAACAAAGTCCCCCAGCGCGGCAGGAGGGTCATTCGCAGTAACTGGATGAAGTGATGACGAGCTATACCGAACAACACCTTCAGGCTTTGCGAGAGGCCTTGGCCAGTGGTGAACACCGCGTGACGTACGACGGCAAGAGTGTCGAGTACCGAAGCGTGGTGGATCTCAAAGCTGCCATTGCTGAAGTGGAGTCTCAGATCGCCCGTTCGGCAGGTAGACGCAAGTCTCGCCAGATTCGCATCTCAACGTCCAAGGGGTTGTGATGGGTTGGATCAACACAATCAAACGCCGGATGTTTGGCAACACGCCGGTTTATGACGGAGCGGGGATGGGGCGGCGCGCGCTGAAATGGAATCCGGGCAATCCGGGTGCCGTTTCAGCGCTGGCGCTGACCCAAGACCAGCTGCGGACCAAGAGCCGTGACCTAGTTCGTCGCAACGCATGGGCCGCTGCTGGCATTGACGCCTTTGTGGCGAATGCCATTGGCACAGGCATCAAGCCGCAAAGCATGATCCAAGACCAACCCCAACGGGAGGCGGTCCATGCCTTGTGGTGGAGTTGGTGTGAGGACGCCGATGCGGCGGGGCTCACAGACTTCTATGGCATTCAGGGCTTAGCCACCCGGGCCATGCTCGAAGGTGGCGAATCGTTTGTACGCATGCGCTACCGAAGGGCAGAAGACAACTTGTCTGTGGCGTTTCAGCTCCAAGTGCTTGAAGCAGAGCACTTGCCCATCAGCTTGAATCAGGACTTGCCCAACGGCAACGTGGTTCGAGCGGGGATTGAGTTTGATCTTTTAGGCAGGCGTGTGGCGTACCACCTGTACCGCACTCATCCCAATGACGGGATGCTGGCGCCTATGTCTGGCGCATCTGGGGCTGGAAGCCTGGATCTGGTTCGAGTTGACGCGAATGAAATCGTTCATCTGTACCGACCACTTCGACCGGGACAGATTCGCGGTGAGCCATGGCTTGCCAGAGCCTTGGTCAAGCTTAATGAGCTAGACCAGTACGACGATGCCGAATTGGTGCGCAAGAAGACCGCTGCCATGTTTGCTGGCTTCATCACGCGCATGGCTCCTGAGGACAACCTCATGGGTGAGGGTGATACCGATGAAAGCGGTGTGGCCCTTGCAGGCATGGAGCCGGGAACGCTGCAGATCTTGGAGCCTGGTGAGGACATCAAATTCTCTGCGCCTGCCGATGTGGGATCGAGCTATGCCGAGTTCATGCGTCAACAGTTCAGAGCCGTGGCTGCTGCCATGGGCATCACGTTTGAGATGCTCACGGGCGACTTGACCCAAGTGAACTACTCCTCTATTCGTGCGGGTTTGCTGGAGTTTCGGCGACGGTGTGAAACCTTGCAGCACGGTGTGATCGTGCATCAGTTGTGCCGACCGATCTGGCGCGCATGGATGCAGCAGGCCGTGCTCGAGGGCAAGCTTCAATTACCGAACTACCGAACCAAAGCGCGTGAGTACCAAGCGGCCAAGTGGATCCCACAAGGCTGGCAATGGGTGGATCCCGAGAAAGAGTTCAAGGCCATGCAGCTGGCGATTCGCTCTGGTTTGATGAGCCGCTCAGAAGCTATTTCATCCTACGGCTACGACGCAGAGTCCATTGATCGGGAGATCGCCGCAGACAACGCACGCGCCGATTCGTTAGGTCTGGTGCTCGACACAGACCCGCGCTTGGTCGCACGCAATGGAGCCACAAACCAAGCGGCTCCCTCACATCCACCGGACGTGGCAGACCCGCCGCTGGTGGATCAAGAAACCTAGACACGGTTTTATCTCTTAACTCAGAGGTCCTATGACAAATCTTCCGACGATGCCGTATCTGGCTTCGCGGGTTTTTGGCACGCCTTTGCTCATTCATCCCCGCAAGCTTGAGGTCATCCTCTCGGTGGTGGGGCCACGTATGGGCATGGTCGTTCCAGAAACCTCAGCGCACCAGCTGGCGCAAATTACTCCACCTGAGCGCGTGATGCGCTCAGATCTGCAAACCCCCAATATTGCAGTCATCAGCATCCTTGGGACGCTGGTGCGGCGCACCGGTGCCATGGACGCTGCATCAGGTTTGACCAGCTATGCCTCCATCAGCGCACAAATCGATGCAGCGATCAACGACCCCACCGTGGATGCTGTGTTGCTCGATATCGATTCTCCGGGTGGTGAAGCGGGTGGGGCTTTTGATCTGGCAGACGAGATCGTGAGTGCTCGAAGCGCCAAGCCCATCTGGGCGGTGGCCAACGACGATGCGTTTTCTGCCGCCTACGCGATTGCCTGTAGTGCGGAGCGCATCTACCTGACGC